GAACTTCAGACCAATGAACTTCTGTGGGGATATATTCATTTCTACTTCTTTCAGCATCATGCCAAAGACGGTAGAAGTGATTCATACCTTTTGGGGTTGATACAATAATAACCTTGGTAGTTTTACCCGATGAAATAGTTGGATATACAGAACTAAAAAATTCGTCAGCGATATGATTTGGAATAAACGCAAATTCATCCAAGAAAATAATGTTAAAAGACATACCTCGAACAGCAGATGCTGAGGTAGATGCTGCTATAATTTTAGATCCATTTTCTAACTCTAATGATGCCTTGTTCCAAACCTGAACGCCTTGTTGCATCCACTTTGGAAGATTTTCATAAGACTTTTGCAATCTCCCAAGAAGATCTTTTGCAGTGGAGGCTTTGTTTGCCAGTATACCTACATTCACATTATCGTTAAAAACCACATAATGTAGAAGATATGACACAACAGTTGTAGATTTGCCAGATTGCCTAGGCATCTTGCAAATGTTAAATCTATGACTATGGAAATTTTTAATTAATTTTTCTTGAAATGGATATATCGTAAAAGGAATTAATCCCTCATCTACGCTAACAATTTTAATATAATTGTTAGCAAAGTATACTGGGTCGTCTTTACATTTTATGAATTCTTTAATTTGATCTGGAGTAAATTGAATATCTACATTTGCTTTCTTAAGTAATGGATTACCTAAGTAAATATCATCATATGGCATAATATTATTTTATCAACAATTCCACTTTCTTAAAGCAAGTGCTTTTCTAGTTGGGCGGCCCTTTTCATCTTTCATAGGACCATCCACTCCTCCCATACGAGCACAGAATGATTTTCTACGATTTGCTGCTTTTGATCCTGGTTTTAATTTTGATGGCGGAGTAGTGACCGCCATTGATAATTTTGATCCAGGGTTTTCTCTTCTATATGAAGCGATTCCTTTTGCGTTCAATCCACCTTCAGGATTTTTACCCTCTTTTCTTTGCCAAGCAGCCGCCTCATCAACAACAATAAACGGACTTGTTGGATCATTCATTGTTGGTGCATAGTATTGCAAAATTGCGCCAGGATAAATTTTTTCTATTGCTGTTTGAACTTCTTCTTTTGTAGGTCTTTGTTGAGATGGAAAAAAGAACTTAATATTTAAAATTTTGGTTTTCCAGTTTAAAATGACAGAATAAGTTTGTCCTACACTACGAATTACTTTTGGGGATTCTAATATTGATTGATTTTCTAATACTTCCTTAACACAATTTGGAACTAACTTACCACCTTTCTTTTTTAGTCCTTTAGCAGTGTAACCATCCCAACATGCCTCAGAAGTTGCTGCTTTTTTCTTTACACAATTTGGATATTTTTTTCCAAACATGGTTTTCATACCTTTCTTTTCATACCCATCCCAACAGGCCTCACTTGTCACATTCACAGATAAACTTTCTGTTTTGTTTCCCCAGTTTTTTGCACCTGCCTTACGGCATTTAACAAGTGCCCCAGATGCATATGCACTGGGCCAAACATCATATCTAGATTTTACTTTGTAATAACAAGCATCTTTTGTACCACTGCCCTTACCTTTCTTATCTGATTCTTCATTCATTTTTTTCTTCCTTCCTTGACAGTGAGCTCTTTGAGAAAATCCTTTAGGGTTATCACAATCTATTGATTTCTTATATTTATTTGACCAATCTTCTTTCACCGATTTTTTCTTTTTAGGAGAATCTGTGGGAACATTAGTTGGTTTTGCAGCACCAGTTTTTGCCTGTTGTCCAGGATCTGCTGCCTTCTTTCTTCTTGCGGCAGATAGTCTTTCTGCCTTTGTCATACTTGCTCTTTTGGAAGAAGAAACGCATTTAGGAACTCCTTCTCCAGGTTCATCACTCGCACAGGTTCCACCAGTTACAACGTTTACCCAACCACCCTTACCATCTTTAGAACGTGAACCTTTAAACCAATCACGGAGTCCTTCTTCTTTAAGTGTACAATCTTTCATACCGTGTTTAGGGCACATTTTATTCTTTGGTGTATTATTACACTTTTGATGGGCACAACCGCAATCTTTTTCATTAAATGTTTAATACCAACAATTTATTTATAATTTATTCTACTGAAGGCGTCTTTTTTTCTTGTTTAATTAATTGTAAAAGATCTGCAGTAGACCCCACATATAACGCATTATTGGTAATTGATTTAGGTCCTTGATAGTCATCATTAAGATCTTTCATTTTTTTATGTAAATCTGCCAATTTGTCAGTTACGTCTGCTACGTTTTTAATCAATTGCCCAGCAACTTCATACGCTCTTGGATGATCTGAACTTGCAGCAACATCCAAAATTCCATTAACTGCTTCCTGACCTTTTTCTATCAAAGAATAGAGTTGACTTCTACTATAAGAATAATCTCTCTCCATATCTTCTGAAGTTGAAATTTTCTCTAAAGAAGAAACCTCAGATTTTTTTACAATTTCAGTTTCTACATTTAATGCTTTTTCAATCCCATTATAATGTTCCATAAAAATTACACATCCGTCCCAGTAGATGGACTATAAGTTCTACCACCATCATTAAAGAATGATACTTCTGTACTAAAACCGAAATCATCATCCTGTTGTATTAGATCTCTATCAGTGTTATTAATTACATCTATGGAATCTCCCGAAGTGTGAGTTTCTAATGATGTATCATCAACGGATCTAAACACAGTAATTGTATTACCAGATTTAGATTTAATTTTCATATTCTCATTACCAATTCTAATATATGTATCTACATCAAGTGCGGTTGCATCACTTACGTCAAATGTTGTCACTTTAGTATTAATATCTTCTGCTAATGTTGTAGTATTATCATCATTATAATCTTTAAGTGCCCTTGGAGTTACAGTGTAACGAACTTCTCTTTTTGCAATTAATCTATTACTACCAGAATAGAAATCGGTTTTAACTTTTTTAATAAGAGCATTTGTGCTATCAACAACTGGTCCAAACAGATTTGTTTTCGCAGTAAAATTTAAGGTATAAATTAAATATCGTCTTTCTGTAAAATTACCTTCATAATTATCTGTAAAACTTATCGTGTTTAATACAATAGGAATATCTCTTTTTTCTCCAATAGAAGACACTAAATCTACTGTAACATTAAATGCTGGTTGGAAAAATGGTAAAATCTGTTCTATAATTTGTAAAGCATCATCATTTAATTTTGCAATTATGTTTAAATTAAATGAAAGATTATATGGAACTGGCATAAACACTTTATTAATTTTTGTGTTATCCGAAGGATTGATTGCCTTAAAGGTTTGAATTGGAGAACCTTTTCTTGAAGGATCATAAGTAATTCCATTCATCTCAAACGACATTCTTGGTAATGTTAAAGATGATGATTGTCTTCTTGAAAGATCTGGTTGTTGCTCAATTCTTGCTAGAAATTTTTGAATAGGTCCATATGCCAATGGCACTAACATTTCACTTGCTTGATTTCCATTAGCATCATTATGTCTAATGTAAATATCATTAAACAATGTACCAAAACTTATTACAGTTTTTCTTAAAATCTCGTGATAAAAATAATTTCCTAACATTAAAATTCTCCAAATGGATGTTTTTCAGAAAAATCAATTATCAAATCAGCAGCAGTTTCTATTTCTTTATTTTGTGCAAAAATTTCAAAATTATCAACGTTAGTGGTTGGCGTTTTATTAATTGATTTAATCATATATCTTCCAGTTGAACCAAGACCAACATGAATTACTGTTGTTGCAGAACCTACTATAATTTCTCCAACTCTAAATGTTCCTGTCGCATTATGAACATTAAGAATCTTAGTATCTGCATCCCAATTCTTAACAAATGCAGTTGCGGATGATGCAGCACCAGTCACAATTTCATTTAGAACAAAGTTACCAGTTCCAACTCCTGATGGACTTTGTATTGTTATTGTAGGAGTAACAGTATAACCAACTCCAGCATTAGTAATTCTAATTCCAGTAATTGTACCTGCGGCACTTACTACTGCAATACCAGTAGCGGTAGTTCCACCAGATGGGGCAGCAGTGAAAGATATAGATGGGGTAACAACATATTTATCTCCACCATAACTAATTGTTACTATTCCTACTGATCCTGTGGTGGCAATTCCGACAGTTGCCGCTGCACCAG